GTCGAATGTAGCTGTTGGGTCAGTAACGAATGTGCGATGAATGTCGCGGCATGTAAGGACTGGTCTCTAGAACTACCTGAGGGCCTGGATTGTTATCATTGAGCTGTAAATGTGCACAGTGCCAGCTGCGAAGGTAGACGACGTTCTTGCTGAAACAAGTTGTGTGTCTTCGAGATGGATTAGGCGCGTTGTGGCTAGGGGAATGTACTTGTCAGCTCCAGTACCATTTTCGATGTTGGTAGGCACCGAATAGGTTACCGCACCGTCAACAGCGATACTTGAAGTAAGCTGTGCTAACACGGCAGCGGAGGAGAGACGAAACACATTAATGACTTCAATCGAGTACGATCCAGGGGGTAACATGTACCCTGTGGCTGTGGCCTGGGGGGTAAGTTCCAGCCCATCAAACCCACTCACGGCCGCTGAGGCCTTAACGTCAACGTCGTAGTCAACAGTGGTGGTGAGCGCGTGGTTTGACAGCACGTACGCTTGCGTTGCACCTTTGCTATGCGAAATGGGCACGTTAGTCGAAGGCGTGGAAAATTCCACGGTGTAATCGACGTAGAGTGCACCAATGGTCGACACGGCCGCTCCCGAGCAGGCGTAAATGAAGTTACCGACGTCATAATCGGCAGCCTTCTTGCCCGCCAGAGGGTGGTCGCGAACGAGCCTCTTTCTGGTAAGGTGCTTGTGTGGTACGTTAAAAGCAGTAGGGGTCCAAATGCGGTTGACTCCTGCCCCTTCCAAAGTCATCACTTCGGCAGGGGTTGTGGGGAGGTTATCTTTCATGGGGCCATCAAAGGCGAGGTACAAGTTGCCAACGGCGCTTGTTGCGACGGCTGGCTCAAAGGAGAACTTGAGCTTCTTAAAGCTGTAGTAGTCCCAGGCATTGGCCATGCTGGCTAACCAAGGAAGGAGTCCGGCGTTGACTCGATAGGTGTAAACATCTGTTCCACCCGTCGACTTGACTTCGCCGAGGTGTTCTCTGTGTGTAACACGGAATGTTCCTTTACCTTGGGCCTGCATTCTAGCGGCTTTTGTTTTGTACTCCCGCGCAGTGCTGACTGGCGCGACGATGATAGGGCCTTTCCCAGGGGGGGGCCGACCCATAGCCTTGGACTCGCGTTTGGCTGCGGCTTTCGCTTTGCGCTTTGGCGATCCAAGATACTGATGGGCCATCTTGGCAAGATCAATTACTTGGCCTGCTCCGCCATAAGCGAGTGCGCCAGCCCCAAAGGCTGGTGCAGCACGGATCATGGCGTTGCGTTGTTGGCGACGTAGTTGCATCATGGTGATGTGGTGGGCAGAAAATAATCTTTGCGTTTTCGTTGGGGACGTTGTCGGATTTCTACGGGGCTGTTTATATTGGTCGCCGCGACCGGGGATTCCGTTACGATTACGTGCATTCACACTCGAGGAGCGACCGAACAAGGTTGTCCTTGTTGTGGCCCCACCTCGCCATGATTTCGTACGGGTACATCCCGTAACGGCCAAGGTAAAATTGATCTGTCGCCGGTGTCGCGTCGACAATCGTTTCACGCATGGTTCTCTCATCCACTCGGTTAAACGTGTACGATTTCTCATACTCCGCCTCTTCCTCCGTGGCCTCAATCCAATCCCTATAGATGTCCACCAACACCGGGCTGATCCTCGCGGCAGGGAAGCGGGATATCGCTTCGCCTTTTAGTTGGCAGGCTTTGAGTTCTTTGGTATGATAACCAACTCGAAATAGACCCCGACCCAGTTTTGGTCCCAGCACATAGCCGGGTCGGTTGTTCACGTTACATGGAACAAAATATTGGGAGCAAAAGCTTACGGTTTCGACGTTAGCGTCCTCAACCGCCGGGTTGAGTCCTGCATCTTCCATCTTCTTTACGTAAACCTCATCATTCCATCTGCGGTCTCCTAGCTCGTTGAGAAAGACAATCACGTCATCTCCCAGGACGGCGGCTCGATAATTCGCCGGTCCTACCATGGCATCGAGAACGTACATGTGCAAGGCGCCGTTCAGTAGCGAATTGCCCACACTCGTATTGGGGTCACCTGAATGGCGACCCCCTTCGAGTTCGTACTTCAATCCGAAGCTCGTTGTACCTCTCGTTGCTATAGTTCTTTCAAACAAGTCCAGTATCCCCTGCGGACAACCCAACTTAGCATAAGCTCTGAATTCTGCCTTCAGAGGCTTTGGTCCAATAGTTGAGTCCCACCGGTGGAAATCGATCGCACGGGCCGAGAACGCGAATCCCTCGCGTTCAAGTCTTGTCCTCCACCGACCCATGTCTATCGTCGTCGTGCCCGACGCATAGACCATTCTCCCTTGGGGGTCGAAAGCTTTCGCTATACACCAAATCAATGCCAACATTTTGGACATCGGGTGCGTGAATAATGATAAGTAGTACTTCGTTCTAGGATCCGGGCCTTGGATCATACGAGGTGCCTTCTCTCCAGCTTCGATACGTTCATTTCCTTTCTCTTTCTTGATAAAAGCCTTGTACTTGGGCCTGACGTCTGCTACCGTCGACCCGTCCAGGGCAATTTCATTGATCGTATCTTCCGCTTCTTTCTTCTTCCTACCGTCGAGCGCGTCAAGGTACTGCTCGTCGGTATACATAGCCACAGGACGCAGATCACCTAATACGTGATCTATCGCTTCATTCCAAATTCCATCTTCGCACGGGGGTCGTTCTTTCAAAACTCGCCCCTTCAACGCTACCAGTTCATTCTCGTAGTTGGCCGTGAAAAGTCCTGGTGTGTAGCGCGGCATTGGCAGCGGTCCCGCATAGTACAGCCTTGTCGTACGCTCTCTAAATTCATGGAAAGCTACGGAAAAGGTGTGCACGTGTGGGGGCGCCACCGCATGCGATGTCATGGATGACAATGGATCCCTGTGGTCAGGGTTGTATACGTAGTTGGCTAATGCGACTGTCGCTTCGTGCGGCCAGTCCGGCAACTTTTCTTTCGCAAAGAAACGTATAATGCGGCTAGTCATATCCACGGCATCGAACACCTTGCATCCCAGCGCTACCAGGGAATTGTAGTGTTTTCGACTGATCGTGACATATCGACGTAAACCATTGAACATGTATACCACTGGCACCACGTCGCCAATTTCCGGAATTGGCAGGCAAATGTCGAACGACTCTATAACCCCATAACGAACCCTCGTCATGCTTCGAATAGTGGGGGAAGCGCTCATCGGGAGCACCACTTTTCGGATGATGGTGTAGCAAGTACACAGACCTACATCTGCGAACACTCGTTGCCAACCCCTTTCTGATGAGCCTCTGAAAGGCAACCAGATGAGTATAGCTGTGAGGCACCCCGCCAGGGATGCCCACTCGCGTGTCCATACTGAGCATGCAATCACAAGGCCTGGTATCAGCAGGCACAATGGATTCATTAAGTTGTACTTTCGGGAACAAAGTTGCAACTTCCAGCGCAGATTGGTTGAAGTCATTAGTAACGGTAGGATGAATAAGGCAGACAGAGCCATGAAGATTGTCTCTATCTTAGTGTTTATGTAGCCTCGCATCAACTTCGATGGCCACAGGTCCGGGAACTTCTCCCACACTCGGTTATAAACTCCAAAAGCCCACCATCGAGCGTCGATGGATCTGCTGTCTGTCTGATAAAAATGCGTGATCCACTTCATACGGTGGAGCCACCACGGCCATTTCAGTGGGTTGTCACCCACCTTCCGGCGCATTTCCTCAAGCATTGGTTGCTTTCCCCACAATGTGTCGTACCACGTTGTTGGGTGATAAACCCAATCTGGCACATGTGACATGATAGTGATTTCCGGCAACTCAACTGCAAATAGCCACTCCAGTGGCTTGGTATAACCCTCGAATGTGAATTCATGGTTCCCCCAAACGGTCCTTAGTATATAGACATTCGTAGGAGAGCGTACGCTCCTATGAATTCCATAACATGCACCCAGAATCGGCAAGATGAGAAGCAACCAATACCACCATCTCGCCCACACGTAGACGTACGTTGATGACCGAATATGTTCCACGCCGTTTGTCATGCCGTGTTTATATCCGTCATACGCACCTCCCGCGCACTGCTCCACCTCTTTGCCAGCCTTGTACGGCGCTGACCCGACCGATCCTAAGCACGTTGCATAATCGTTTAGCACAAAGTCGCTGGTGACCCGGGATATTGGTATCCTGAATCGTTGCGCATAGAGTGTTGTTTCCCTAATGATCATGGCCGGGCTTATTCCATACCCTGAATGTATCGATACAAACTTCACCTTCCCATTCTTCGGCGGGGGGAGGTGCGGGCATCCAGCACCAAATTCACAACTGCATTTCCTTACACAGTTGGTAACTTGGTGGACTACGTCATCAGCGCCATACGTTTCTGGGACCATGTTATGGTCGCAATAGTGTGACTGCTTTGTAGATGGACCGACTCCAATAATTGTCCCATTGTAGCCGGCGATGGCATTTGCAAATGCCAATTCCCGTAGTGTTGCTGCAACGGCATGGTCCTTTTCCTTGCTGCTGCTCTTCTTGATAACATGGTCTTTCAACAGGTGTTTCATTCGCAATGATGTGTTCCTGTAGATGGTAATGGGAAAGCACCTATTTAAGGTTAAGGTGCCGTCTTCGAGGTGTTTGACAACGGCGTCGCCGTAATGCCAACAACCTTCCCATAATCTAGCCGCATTTTCCTGTGGTAGCTCCCGTTTCCGTTCAACCTTCTCTTCCTTCGCCTCACGCAGGGGATCGCGTGGAGCAATGGCTTTGAATTCTTGAACTTCCGCTTCGGCCGGAATTAGTGGCTCTTCTGCTCCGCACCCTACGCCCGGTAGGAGGAGCACGTCTGTCGCTTGGCACCGCTTTTCTCTTAGATTGAGGAGTGCGTTCCGTGGGGAAAGCAAACCTACTTTCAGCTTGCCAGCCAGCAGGAGGTGGAGAGGATTTCGGTCCTCACCGACAACCCACCGGATGGCTCTACAAGGTTCTAGATTCGACATTATTTACTGCGCGTTTTGGGGTATCGCCAGTTTATCGTTCGAGGTTAGAAGGGTGTGGAAAACACGGGCTGAGAGATCTCACGAGGAGAATGGTTACTAGGAAT